CTATAGAATTACCTGGACAAGCTGAGTTTGAGGTAGGTGTTGGTACAGTTACTGATGCTAGCCCAGATACTTTATCCAGAGATACGGTTATCTCCTCGTCAAATTCTGATAGTAAAGTTGATTTTTCTGCAGGAACAAAAAATGTTTTTTGTACTTATCCTGCATCTAGAGCACCGTCTGCAAGTATGACAGCTTCAACTTATGCTTTTAATCATTCATCAACTTTGTCTGATGATCAAACAATTAGTAATGCAGTATTAGCAGGACCAGTTACAGTAACTGGAACTCAAACAATAACAGGAACGGTAGTAGTAGTTTAATGTCAAAGATAGAAGTAAATGAAATAGATGCACAATCAGGTACTACGATTACCGTAGGATCAGCATGTAAATCAGTTGCTATTCCAGGTAATGTTGTAAAAACAAACGCTGTGCAAGCCTCTGATGCTGGAAATATAATAAGTCAGTCTGGCACAACAATTACAATTGGTGCATCTGGAGATACCGTTTCTCTTGCATCTGGTGCTTCTCAATCAGGTTTTGGAAGAGCAGGAACTGTTGATTGGCAGACAGGATCAATTAAGACAGCAAATTTTAATGCAGCTAATGGTGAAGGTTATTTTGCTGACACTTCAAGTGGAGCGTTTACAATGACACTCCCTAGTTCACCTTCGGCTGGAAATATAGTAGCTGTTAAAGATTATGCAAATACTTTTGATACAAACAATTTAACAATAGGTAGAAATGGATCTAACATTGGTGGTAATGCTTCCGATTCTGTTTTATCTGCAGAGGGAACTTCTATAACTCTTGTTTATGTAGATGCTACTAAAGGATGGTTGGTTGTTCAAGAAGGAGCTCAATCAGATGCTCCACAACCTGCATTCACTGTAGCAACAGGCGGAACAATTACTTGTTCAGGAAATTTTAAAATTCACACTTTTACAGGACCAGGAACTTTTAGTGTATCTCAAGTAGGTAATGCACCTACAGTTCCATCAGGTGGTCCAGCTGTCGTAGATTATATGGTAGTAGCAGGTGCTGGTGGTGGAGGAGGAACCACAGCAGGTAGTAATAGAGGTGGTGGCGGTGGAGGTGCCGGTGGATGGCGTGCCTCTTCAGGAGCAGCATCAGGTTGTTACACTGCAGGGCCAGGACCTTTAACAAGTCCTGTTTCAGGAATTACAGTAACTGCAACATCTTTTCCAATCACTGTAGGTGCAGGAGGAGCTGGTGGTCCAGCTGGAAGTCAAAACCCTGGAACTGTTGGTAACGATTCAGTTTTTTCAACAATTACATCAACAAAAGGTGGTCCAGCAGGAGCTTCAGCTAATGCAAGTGGAGATAGAAATGGTGGTTCTGGTGGATCAGGTGGTGGTGGAGGTGGTTGTAGTGGAACAGCCGGCGCAGGTAATACGCCTCCAGTAAGTCCTCCTCAAGGAAATAATGGAGGAGCATCTCCAGGACCTGCTGCAGCAGGAGGAGGCGGAGGAGCTTCAGCTGTTGGTATAAATGGTGCTAATGGTTGTAGTGTAAAAGGTGGACACGGCGGTTGTGGAGTAACATCTTGTATTACAGCATCACCAGTAGCATATGCTGGCGGTGGTGGTGGAGCTGCAGGTAATAATGGATGTACAGGTCAAGGAAGAGCTGGTGGTGGAAATGGTGGAAGAAATAACCCAGGCCCTTTTGGTGGGGGTTCTGGTACTGCAAACAGAGGATCAGGTGGTGGAGGCGGAGCAGGTTCGTGTGGACCTGGTGGTTCTGGTGGATCTGGTGTAGTTGTGATAAGGTATAAATTTCAATAGGTAAATTATGACAAGTAAAATAAAAGTAGATAACATAACAGACCAAGATGATAATAACATTATCAACGAAAGTGGTGATGTAATCACAGTTGGTGCAGCTGGTGATACAGTTGCAGTTGCAGGAAACATTGTAAAATCAAATGCATTACAGGCATCTGATGCTGGGAATATAATAAGTCAAAGTGGTACAACAATTACAATAGGTGCTTCAGGAGATACGGTATCATTAGCTAGCGGAGCATCACAATCAGGATTTGGAAGATCAGGGACTGTTGACTGGCAAACGTCAATTAAAACATCAAACTTTGATGCAGTAAGTGGACAAGGATTTTTTGTAAATTCAGGAAGTGGAGCAATAACTGCTACACTGCCAACATCACCTAGTGCAGGAGATATAGTTTCAATTGCAGACTATGGTTTTAATGCAGCTACAAATAAAATTACAATCGGTAGAAATTCACAACCTATAAATGGTTTCGCAGTGGATGGAGAAATAACCACAAACGGAGGAGCAGCTACTTTAGTATATTCAGATTCAACAAAAGGTTGGATTTCAGTAAATGACACTACTACAGGAGTTGTGTCTCAAGAATATGTTGCAGCAACTGGTGGAACAGTAACAACAGTTTGTACAAATTTTAAAGTTCACGTTTTTAATAGTCCGGGAACTTTTTGTGTTTCCAATGCAGGAAATGCAGCTGGTTCAAATACAGTAGATTATTTAGTTATAGCCGGTGGTGGTGGAGGCGGCGGTGGTGAAGCAGGGAATGGAGCTGGCGGTGGTGGCGGCGGCGGTGGAGCCGGTGGTTATCGTTATTCTGCATGTACTTATACAAATCCCACAACAACAGGTATAATGGATGCAGGATCAGCTTTGCCTGTTACAGCGACAGGTTTTCCAATAACAGTTGGTGGCGGAGGCAGTGGAGTGCCAGGTCACCCTAGTTCAGCAGGAACTGGAAATAGAGGAAGTAATTCAGTATTTTCAACAATAACATCAACCGGTGGTGGCGGTGGTGGAGGATGTGGATCTGGTAATACACCAGGTAATATGCCTGGCGGTAGTGGTGGTGGTAGAGATGGTGACCACAACGTAACATCAGGAGATGGTAATACACCCCCAGTATCACCTCCTCAAGGATTTAAAGGAAGACCACAAGCACCTAATAGAACAGGAGCTGGTGGCGGTGGAGCAGGTGGAGCACCAACTGCGTGTAGTGCTGGAGCTACAGGAGGTGCAGGAGATACAAACGCAATAACAGGATCAGGAGTCGCTAGAGGCGGCGGTGGCAGCGGAGGATCAGGTGGTGGACCAAGACCATCAAATTCTGGTGGCCCAGGTGGTGGAGGAAACGGCGGTGCAGCAGCGGCTGCGGGATCTGCTTCTTGTGCAGGTGGCATGACTTCAGGATCATCTAACACTGGAGGCGGTGGTGGTGGAAAAGGTGCTGGAGGAACAGGTGTAGCTGGTAGTGGAGGCTCAGGTGTGGTAGTAATAAGATACAAGTTTCAAGGTTAATTATGAGTGAAGTAAAAGTAAATAAAATAAGTCCAAGAACAAATTGTGGAACAGTTCAGTTAGGAGATAGTGGTGACACTATTACAATTCCTGCTGGTGCAACAATTACAAATAATGGAACACAAACAGGTTTTGGTAGAACAGGAACTGTAGATTGGCAGACAAGTTCAATAAAAACTTCAGACTTTACTGCTGTTGATGGTCAAGGATTTTTTGTCGATACAAATGGTGGAGCAGTGATAGCAACTTTACCTACAGGAAGTGCTGGATCAATTGTTTCAATTCAAGATTATAGAAATACTTTTGACACTAATAATTGTGTAGTTCAAACAGCTGGATCTCAAAAAATTAATGGTGGTACAGCAGGTGGTAAAGTAACTTTAAGCACTGAAGGTGAGGGAATAACTTTAGTTTATATCGACTCAACAATTGGTTGGAGATCAATTCAAGACAATGTTTTTGCTGATGAAAGTGGAAGTTTTATAACAGCTACTGGTGGGACTATAACTAATTGTGGCGCTTGTAGAATTCACACTTTTACAAGTCCAGGCACATTTTGTGTATCTGCAGTTTCAGGCACACCAGCTAATAATCAAGTTTCATACATAGTAGTCGCTGGTGGTGGCGGTGGTGGTGTTGGAGATTTTGCTCCATCTGTTACAGCGAGGGCTGGTGGCGGTGGTGGAGCTGGTGGATTTAGAGAAGACAAAAGTCCAGTAACACCTTATACAGCGAGTCCTTTAGATGGTGCAGGAGATATATCAGTCACAGCAACAGGCTTTCCAATAACAGTGGGTGGTGGCGGTGCAGCAGGAGTTTTTTCTCCTGCCATAGATAGTGGCTCAAGTGGATCTAATTCAGTTTTTTCAACGATTACATCAACAGGTGGTGGTGGAGGTGAATCTGCACATAAAGCATCTGCCCCTGGCGGTGGAAAAACAGGTGGTTCAGGTGGTGGAGGATCAGCAGGTGGTGTAAACGCAACTGGTCAAGGAGGAAATGGAAACACACCTTCAACGAGTCCAGCACAAGGCACTAATGGTGGAGGGGCAGGTAATACAGGTCCTAATAATGGAGCCTCTGGCGGTGGTGGAGCATCTGCAGCAGGGGAAACATATTTAACTCCTTTCGGTAACGATGGCGGTGCTGGTGGAGCAGGAGTAGCAAGTTCAATATCAGGTTCTTCAGTTACAAGATCTGGCGGTGGTGGCGGTGGTGGTTCACAACCAACAGGAACTGGTGGAGCTGGTGGATCTGGCGGCGGTGGAGCTGGTGGTAAAGCATCTCCAGTAGCTGGCGGTGTAGCAGGAACAGCTAACACAGGTGGTGGTGGTGGAGCTGGTGGTGGATTTGGTGGATCTAATCACTGTGCTGGAGCCGGTGGTTCAGGTATAGTAATTATAAGGTATAAAAATGGGTAGTTGAACCATAATTAAAATTAATATATAAGGAGAAACATTATGGCACATTTTGCAAAAATAGGAGCTAACAGTAAAGTCATATCAGTATTAACTTTAGACAATAAAGATATGTTAAATGCTGATGGTGTTGAAGATGAATCAGTAGGTCAACAATATTTAGAATATCATAATAATTGGCCTTCACAAATGTGGATTCAAACATCTTACAATACATCTTGCGGTAAACATTACACAACAACAACTGATTCAGAAGGTAATACAATCAGATCAGAATCTGCAGACCAATCAAAAGCGTTAAGAGGAAATTATGCAGGTATAGGTTATACTTGGGATGAAGATGATCAAATTTTTTGGCCTAAAAAACCATACGCATCTTGGGTAAAAGATATTGCAACTGCTCAATGGAAATCACCAATCGGTGATGCTCCAGCATTAACTGATGAGCAACAATCACAAAATGAAGCTGGCACAAATTCTTGGTATTATGCTTGGAATGAAGAAGGCCAGTCTTGGGACTTGACAGACTCAAAAGCATAAATTAAGAAAGGTGGTGGTATGCGAAAGAAAGTATTAACAGAGCAAGCTCTATATTATGGTGATGTGGCAATGCCTAAAGATTGGGACATTGACCGAGATAAATTATCAAGCGATATTTTACAATCAATAATTCAAAAAAAAGATTTTCCGTTTTCACGAACATTCGATATGTTAAATACATATATGCGAGAGCACGTTAGTCTCGAGTATGGTTTTAGTTTAATTAATAAAGAAACGTGGGGCGATATGTATAAGCCTCAAGAGACAACGATTCCATTATTAAATGTAGATCCAGTAGATCTACGTAACTCACCAGATTACACATTACTATATGGTGTAAAAGTCGAAGATTGTAATGTTCGAATACATTATGAAGACAACAGACGTAAAGGTAGAAGTTGGGACATGCCATTAACTAATAACAAATTTATTATGTTTCCATCAACTAATATGTATTACATAACTAATAATCAAAAGGATAGTTTAAATTTTGTGCAAACTATAACATATGAATATATCTAATTATTATTGGTATTTTAAATCTGCGCTAACACCTAAATTTTGTGATGATGTTATTAAATATGCTAATAATAAAAAAGAAGTTATGGCTAGAACAGGTGGGTTTGGTGATAAAAAATTAAATAAACAAGAAGTTTTGGATTTAAAAAGAAAAAGAAACTCTGATTTAGTATGGTTAAATGATACTTGGATATACAAAGAAATACACCCATATGTTCATGAAGCCAATAAAAATGCTGGTTGGAATTTTGAATGGGATAGATCTGAATCTTGTCAGTTTACAAAATATAAGTTAAATCAATATTACGATTGGCATTGTGATAGTTGGGATAAAGCTTATGAAAAAGAAGGACCTGATAAAGGTAAAATTAGAAAACTATCTATGACCTGTCAGTTAACAGATGGATCAGAATATCAAGGTGGTGAATTAGAATTTGATTTTAGAAACTATGATCCACATATGCGAGACGAATCAAAACACAGAATACAGTGTAAAGAAATATTACCAAAAGGTTCTATTATTGTGTTTCCTAGTTTTGTGTGGCATAGAGTTAAACCAGTAACATCAGGCACAAGATATAGTCTTGTGGTATGGCATTTAGGGAGGCCTTTTAGATAATGTTTATAAATAGTTATTTTCCAACTGTAATATGGAGTGAGGA